ATTATTTATACAACTTATTTTTAGCTAGTTGTGTCAGATTCCCAATAAGTACAAGACATATCAACTTCGAATTCTTCAATTGCGTCTGAAGTATCGTAGTTAAGGTCGATTGCACCGACTGAGACAGGCCAACACCCTCTCATATTATAAGTTTTAACGGTTGCACCAGCTTTATCAAGCTGTTCAACAACGATGTCGGCTGAATAGTCAGTAACGCTGGCTATACCAGTATTACTCACGTGTCCATTAATGCCATTCATCCATCGTTCGAACGCGTTTCTAACAGCAAAGTCAACATCATTGATAATAGTTAGTCCGACATTTTCGAACGTTCTATCACCAGCAACATTAAACTTTCTTCCTCTAAATGCCATTTCTACAACACCAAGCGTTGATGATGGTATTGCAATTTGTTTGCACATAAATGAAGTTAGTTCGACATCTCCCTGAGCATAACTCGGGAAGTTAACAGTCGCTTTGAACATATTAGGACGTGCACCGCCACCTGTAAGTTTAGATTTAAAATCGTCTACACCTAAAATTGCCATGTTATTCTCCTAATTAAGAACCTGAGATTTCAGAGAAATCTACACCGGTTCTGGTTGCTATGAAGTTCAAAGTAATGAAGTTAATAGATCTTGCAGGTTTGATAAAGATATCAGCTACAAAACTATTAGTGTCAATGACTTGACCTGTGTTATTAGTAGTATCGCAAACAACTGAAAAATCAGTTATTCCTCTACGACCTTTTACATCTCTTAAAAACGGCTCAACCAAGTTTTTAAACTGTGCTCTTGTAAATTCATCATTGAATTCAAAAAGCTGTGCTTTCGCAGCAGTTGAGATTGCTTTTTCTAAAGTATTAAACAATCTTCGTACGTTAATACGATCGAATGCTGAAGGCTTAGAAAGCAAAGTTTTATCACCGAATAGAAGTGTTCCTTCACCCGGGAATGAGACAATTGGATTAACCCTTGCTTTATAGAGAGTATCTCTTTCAGCTTTCTTAGGATTAAATGCCAATTTAGTTACACCAAATAGTTGACCTCTTGTTGCTCCTGCAGGTGAGAACCATGCATCAGCAATTTCGTCTGTGTTAGCACATAAACCAGCAACATGTCCAGCAGCTCCAATATAACGATACTTGTCATTATATTTGTCATAGACATATAATGCTGTTGAATCGCAAGAAGCGTAAGAAGTTGAAGTTAGAGAATCTGCAAATGCTTTTACATCTGCAGCCGGGGTTGAAGATCCCTGTGTATCTGCAATTGGAGGTGATACAAAAGCCATACAATCTTTTCTTGCGTTAGCAATAGAAATCAGATCATTAGCTATAGTATTTGAACCATTCGCATCAGGTACTGCAAACAATAAATTTACATCTACTGTTTCAGCATCTTCTAGTAAGTCATACGCTATTGCCAATTCACCAGCAGTAGGACTATTATCATCCGTTCCACCAGAAAGACTTTTAGAGTCGACTGTATCAAATCCACCAGCAAGTGAAGTAGAACCTTTTAGTGTACTACCTGCACTCCATGTGGGAGAAGTTGTTTTATGATCCATCCATCTGATATAATCAGATCCGGCATTGATAACATCTACATAATAGTTAGATGTCCCATCATTTGCCTTGGCGTCTGAACCAATAGACATAAATGCAAAAGTTTCTAGAACAGTATTAGCTGCTCCCGTGAAAAGTCCGTCTTCGTCTATGACGATTACGTGTATTTCATCGTTGTAACTTGCACTTCGGCCTAAGTTAATTGCGTAGTCTGATGTTCCAGGTTTTCCATCGAATTGACCATTAAAGGCCCATCCGTTATAATTACTGGTAGTAACGTCAGCCGTTACCATCTCTACTTTTAGACTGTTTCCTAAGTCTCCTGGGAATTTTGCTGCCCATTCGCCTACAGAACCAGCTCCACCATCATATCCGCTATTAGTGTAATCGTCATCGTTCTTAATTAAAAGTCCGGAACCATCTGCTGTAGCATTGTCATGACCACTAGCAGCTCTAACGACTTTTAATGCATTACCATATTTCAAAAATGCCGAAGCAGTTAAGAAATATAATGCAGTATTGTCATCAGGTGTGCTAAAGGTTGACAGTAGTTCTTTTTCAGAACCAACTGATACAACTTGCTCGACTGGACCCCAGTTAAAAGATCCTGCAAAGCCACCAATAGAAGTTGAAACGGCAGGTACTACGGAAGTCGCGTCAATTTCTTTGACTTGAACTCCTGGTGATACTTGAAATGCCATCGCTTT